GCCAAGGTTCTCCACCAAAATTAATAGTTACTGAATATTCACAAGACTCTCTATCTCTATGAGGCTTTAGAGTTTCACCTCTAGTATAAACTCTTGAATAAGAGTATGTAGGACATAAGTTCTTTTGTGTAATTTCAGATATAGTAGGTAATAAAATACCTGCCAAAGTTTCTGTGGCAATGTCAGAATAACAATATCTTATATATTTAGTTGTACTATCTTCATTAGAATTAGAAAAATCAACATTTGTGCATGCTTTGATTATTAAATAATTATATATAAAACTTGATATTTTTGAATCTACTAAATTTGGAACGTGTACATAATCATTTTTTTTAAAATATTCTATTCTGTCCATATCACCAAAACTTTTCTAACCCCTTTTGTTAAAGGTGTTACGCTATGAGGAAACATAAAATTAGAGGGAAAACAAACAACATCTCCACGATCTATTTTGATACCCTTCTGTGAATTTTGAACGAATAACTCTCCTCCTTCATATTCCTTAGGATCGTTTAATCCAATTAATAAGGTAAGTGCCCTTGGAGCATCTTTAAAATAATCAGTGTGATAATCATAATGACCACCGTTTTTGCCTTCGTAATATAAAAATTCGAAATAGTTATTGTTAGAAAAATACCATGATGAAATCTTTTCTCGATATTCATTTTCAATAGTGCTTGTAAATCTTTTTAAATCATTGAATATAATTCTTCTACTTATTGAATTACCAATATCTTTTTCATATAGACTAGTGCTTTTTACTGTTCTAATTTTTTCGTTAAGCCCAGATGCTGTGGAAGCTTTTTCCCAATCATCAACGTTCCTGTATATCTCTTCATTAATTAAATTTACTAAAGATGGTTTCATAGCATCTTTAATAATCAGAGAATACTGAAGAACTTCTTTTTTGAGGTTAAGCACCGAGGATAGTGTTTTTAGCTGAGGTTGCAGAAGTTTGTGCTGCTGTTTGTGCTGCAGCTACATCTGAATCATAACTTGCTGAAGTAGAATCTAGTCCAGATAGCGCATTATCATATTCGGTTTGATATGTTGTCCAATATGCTTTTTCGCCATTCCAACGAGTAACCATTGTATTAGCCCAAGCAGGTAGACTTGAAACATCTATCTCTTGATTTTGTGCAGTGCCATCAAACTCAATATGTCCTGTACTTGTAGAACCACTGAATTGTAAAGCATGTACATTAGAAGGTATGATGTCTTTACCATTGATATTAAGATAAGATTGACCATCTATAATTACATCTGCCTCTGTGTCCCCAGAAAACTCTTTAGGGCCATTACTAGCATTACTTGGATTGATATCAGCATCATTAATAATAGTAAGTCTATTATTTATTGTTACGCTGTTTATTGTTATTGCCATTTTTTTTAACTACCTTTTTAGTACCTTTCTTCTTTTTAACACTTTTTTTATTTTGAAGCAACTGAATATCTTCATCTATATCCTCTCCGTTTGCAAGAGCTTCTTGACTGTCTGATATCTTTGTCCAAAAACTACCAACAGGGTTTTGTTTTTGTTCAGCTTCTTTATTCTTTTGATCTACTAGAGCTAAGGTTACCATATTGGCTTTCACCATTTCGTTTCTAAAAGACTCAACAGCAGAATTAGTTTGAACTTGTTTGCCTGTATTTTCAACTAAAAGTAAGGGAATCCATGCTATGGAACAACCCCACTCTTGTACGTTTTGACCTGTTTGTGGGTTTTTTCCTTGAAGCATATTGTACCAAACACATTGATGTTTCATACACTTCTTATTTATAAGAGGACACTTACCATCAGGATCGAATATTGGCATTTCTTAGGATAGTTTACAATTAATCCTTAGAACATGCAATGACATTTGCAAATTTAATATCCATGTCTGGAACTGTCAAATCTGTCGTTGCCGAAACACTACCTGATAAAGATACACTTCCTGAAATTGGGTGACTATGCGTTCCGCCTCCACCCGTGGAACCAGTGCTTCCGCCACCTCCTGATGGTCGAGGTGGATCTCCACCTGGTTGACCACTACGTCCACTCATGTTATTTGGGTGACTGTGAGAAGGTATCGTTGGTGTGGAAAGAGTTGTATCTCCGACAGCTAAAGTTCCTGTTGAAGCACCTGCACTTGAGGCATCATCAAAAGTAATAGGGCCAGAGGCAGTTGATTTTGTACCTGTAAACACTGTAGCAAAGGCATCGGAACCTGCTAATCCACCACCAGAACCTGTAACAACTTGAAGTGTTGTTGTATTTATCGTAGCAGAAGTATTTTGTGTCCAACCACTAGGAGCAGATCCTTGAAAAAATAAAGCAGTAGAACCTGAGGGTATGCTTGATACTCCTGTTAAAGCAGAGCCATCTCCAGAATATGCAGTAGCATTAATTGTACCGTTTGCAGCAGTCATTACTGTACTGTCAACAGTCAAAGAATTTAGAATACTTAAATCACCTAATGAGTTTGCAAACAAATCAATCATATCATTGCTAGCATTATTATAGGCAATGGTGTGAGATCCTTGTGTAATAACTAACGCATTAGCTGTATGGCCTGTGGCACAAACACTTAAAGTTTGAGATCCTGTAGTGTTATTAAAAAAAATATAGTTTGATTCTACCGCAGGAATAAAAACTTTTATGTCACCTGTTAAGGCTCCTGTGAACTCTATAACTTTATTAGACGCTTCTGCGGTGGGACTTGCATCGGCTGTTGTAAGTGTAACATCAGCAGAACCTGCTACGGACTTTGATAAATATCCTGCTGTAAAGGCATCAACCACTTCAAGATTATTATTTGTGTTTGTTCCCCAAGTTCCTGAGTTAGCTCCTGTTTGTTGAAGTTCTAATTTATATCTATCTGAATAAGTGCTTGTCATTTTTAATCCTTTGTCGCTATTATACTATCTGCAAATTTTAAATTCATCGCAGGAACACTCGCAGCCACGGTAGAAGAAAGACTACCACTTAGAGATATACCTGACAAGGTGTGACTGTGAGAGCCACCACCACCTGCACCACCTGTGCTTGATCCACTTGAACCTGTTGCTATTGGAGAACCACGACCTCTTGAGGGTTGTGGACCACCTGCACTAGTTCTAGGATGACTATGAGAGGGTATTTGAGGGGTACTCAAAGTTGTTGCTCCTGCAGTTAAACTACTAGTATCTACTGTTAAACTACCTGTGCTAATTGGAACACTCGCCTTTGAAGCTGACTTTGATCCTGTAAACACTGTGCTAAAAGTATCAGAACCACCTGTGCCACCACCTGTGCCATTAACTACTTGTAAACAACATTCTGTTAAAGTAGCAGAGGTATCTGTCGTAAAACCTGTCGGAGCTGAAGTTTGTACAAAAGTTGCTTTGGTTCCTGCGGGAAACTCTTGCACTCCAGTCAAACCTCCACCATCTCCTTTTAAGGTTGTTGCTGAAACTGTGCCATTTGCAAAAAGATTAATGTTATTTCCAATCGCAATCTTACCTTTAGCTGAAACGTTACCGAAAGAATTAGCAAATAAATCTACCATTCTATTACCCTTACAATACATAATCGTATGGGCACCTTGCACTATTGCTACTCCATTAGCTGTATGTCCTGTAGGAGCAACAGTCAAAGTTTGTGATCCCGTTGTGTTGTTAAAGAAAATATAATTAGACTCAACGGCAGGCACAAAAACTTTAATATCGCCTGTTAATGCTCCTGTAAATTCAATTACTTTGTTAGATGCTTCAGCATTAGGATCTGAGTTGTTTGTGCTTAAAGTTATATCTGCTGATCCTGCCACACTTTTAGCTAAAAAACCTGCATTGAAAGCATCAATAACTTTTAAATTTGTATTTGTATTATCTCCCCATGTGCTTGCATTAGCACCTGTTGCCATCAATTCTAATTTTAATCTATCTGAATAAGTTGAGGCCATATTAATCCTTACTACAAACTATTACGTTTGCCCTTTTTATATCCATACCTGGAACAGAAAGAGCAATTGAAGGTGCTCCCATTGTTCCTGTTAAATTTCCTGATCCACTGACAGGGTGAGTGTGAGAGCCACCACCTCCTGTAGATCCAGTTGAACCACCTGGTCCAATTCTTGACTGAGGACCACTATCAACATTAGGACCACCACTTATTGATTGAGAAGGGTGAGAGTGAGATGGAATTTCAGGTGTTGACAAAGTCACATCACTTGCAGATCCCCCTTCGATTGTTAAAGGAGATATATCAACTGTACCCGCTCCTGAGGTAGCTTTTGATCCTGAAAAAACTGAATTAAATAAATCTGAACCACCTGTTCCTGCAGTACCAGAAGTTATAACTCTTAGTGTTGCATTGGTTAAAGCCGCTGCAGTATTTTGAGTCCAACCTGTTGGTGCGGACGCTTGTAAAAAAACCATTTGTGTATCTGCGGGTAAGGTGCTTACTCCTGTTAGATCTCCACCTGCACCAGTAAATGAAGAGGCAACAACCTGTCCATTTGATTTTACTTGTACAGATCCACCAACCGCACCCGCACCTTTAAAACTGACAGTGCCTAATGAAGATGCAAACAAGTCAACAACTTTGTTACTTGCATTGTTGTAAGCAATAGTGTGCGCTCCTTGTTGTATTGTAATTGAGTTTGCAGTATGGCCTGTTGGCGCTACCTTTAAAGTATGTGAGCCA